AACCTTGCTCCGCTAACCGCCCAGTAGGCGGCTGATAGTTTTGCTGTCGTCGGACATGTCGTTGGTCTTTCTATGATGTTGGTTGTGGGTTACGGCATAGCTTCATCCTCGGCTTCGTGCTTCTGGCGGCGCAGCAACTCGTCTAGCCAATCACCCGGCTCCGGCGGGATGCACACCTCCACCTCGAAGCCCTTGATCTTGAGGCGATGGGCGGCGGCAAACGCGGCTTTCTGCCCGGCAAAGTTCGGGTCGTTGTCGGCAAACACGATCACCTCGCGCACACCTTCGGGCGGCTCGAATGACTCGATGCCTTGGGCCGATACGCAGGACCATACCGGCCCCTCGAACAGCTCCGATGCCGCCAGCGCAGTCTCTACGCCCTCGGAAATGCCCAGCACCTCAGAAACGGCCGTCAGGCGAATTGCAGCGCCGGATAGGGGTAAGCCCTGCATGAGCTTCTTTGGATTCGATACAGGCGCTTTACGGCCTTCCTTGAGGTATGTCCGGTGCAAGGACACGGCCTTGCCGTCAGGAGCGGTGACGGTCGCCAGCATCGCGGGATAGACGCCCCTGTGATCCTCGTCCTGATACCGCAGGCCGGGATGCACCCGGACAGCTTCCGGCAAGTCATGCAACGTCAGCCCTCGCCCAGCCAAGTAGGCATAGGCTTCGTCGCCACGCTGAATCGGCTTCGACTCCCGGAACACCCGGCGCAAGGCGGCGAGCTTATCCCCGTCGCTGCGGTCGGGCTTGCCGGTCACGGGCTGCACCACACCCGCCAGCCGTTCGACTTGCAAGGCGGTGTCACGGAAGCCCTGCCCGGTGATAGCCATCGCTAATTTCAGGCCGTCACCAGCGCCGCAACCGGAACAGAAGTAGGTGCCGCGCCCGTCCTTGTCATCGAAGCGGAAGCGGTCCCGGCCGCCACACATCGGGCAGGCCGTGTGCTTGCCGCTGAGGGTGCGCTCATCCATGCCCAACGTCGTCAATATGGACCGCCACCGGCCTTGTGCTGCCGTGCGTACGTCGAGGCGATCACCCATGACGCACCTCCTTGCGGTTCGCCCAAGCGATGTTTCGCGACTTCACCCATGCGCGTAGCTCTGAGGTCGGCTCTTTGCAGATAGACGGAAGACCCTTCGGCCACACTCCGAAAATCTCCCTGTACTTGTGGCTGGCCCATCCGTGGGAATACCCGCGCTCTTCGGCCATGTGCAGCAGGCCGGCGAAGGTTGCGGCTTTCTCGAAGCGACCGGCGGCGGGCTTTTTGGCCTCGCGGGCGAACTTCACCAACTGGCCGTCGGCAACTTGAACGTCACTCTGCCGCTGCGGCTTGAATCCGCACTTGGGGCACTCATGAATGCCAGCATCGCGGACAAACTTGCACTTCGGGCAGGGCTTCGGCTCCGACTTCTTGCGCTCTTCCTTCCGGCTGCCGGATTTGTTTGCGGTGCCGTCGCAAAGCGCAAGCGGCAAGTCATCGAACGGATGCCCGATACGCTCCACACTGCCGCTGTGATCCAGCAGCAAGGCGCGGGTCTTTCCGGGTGCCGGGCGAAGGACACGGCCGACCATTTGCAGAAACCGGGTCAGGGACTTCGTGGGTCTCGCCAAAACCATGCAGCTCGTGTCGGGCACGTCGAAACCTTCCGACAACAAGGAGACGTTCGACAACACGGTGAAGTCACCGCGCTCGAAGCGATCCAGAATGTCCTGCCGGGTCTCGTCGTCCATGTAGCAGTCGAGGTGTTCGGCACTCACGCCAGCGGCGCGAAACTGCTCCACGAGGTGCATGGAGTGGGCGATGGACGATGCAAAGCAGATGGTTTTGAAGCCACGCGCCAGTTTGAACCAATGGGCGATGATGTCCCCGATCAACTCGGGTTTGTCTGTGGCCTGCTCGATGTCCGCTTGCCGGTAATCCTGCTCGCCCTCGGCGGTGCGAACGGTCTTTGCGCCCCTCATGTCCGGGCTACTCGGCGCGTAAATGTCGATGTCGGTTAAGAACCCATCATCAACCAAGGATTGCACCGTCGCACCGACAATCAGATCCTCGAACAGCGGCGCGTCACCAAGCTCGTGGTAGGACTTGCCCAGGCCGCGAGCAAACGGCGTTGCGCTCAGGCCGATGCAAGGCACGCGGTTGTAGCGGAACAGCAAGGCGCGGTACTTCTCGCTTCCGGCGACGGCGTGCGCCTCATCGACGACGAACAGCGCCACGTCATCGAAGAGGTATTGCCTTGCATGAACCGTATCGATGCTGGCGACGATCACGCGGTGATGCAGTCCGGTCGTGTTTTCACCTTGGGCAATGCCCACGTCCAGCCCGGCAGACCGCAGCGCGGCGGCGAACTGATGAACAAGCTGCTTTCTGTTCGCCAGAACGATGATGCGGCCCTTGGACTTGCTCAGGCTCATCTGCGTAATGGCAGTCGCAACGCGGGTCTTTCCGCCGCCGGTCGGCAGGTAGGCCATGACGCGGCGCTTGCCGGTGCGCAGGGCGGCGCGGACCCCATCAACCAATGTTTGCTGGTACGGACGGAGAGAAACGACCTCAGCCCCAGCCAGGAAGGAATGATCTGTAGCCATCACATAACCCCCTCGGGATCACGGGTGAAGTCATCCCACCCACCTACATCATTACTACCATCCCAATACTCCCCTTCTTGGCTAGGGCTAGGGTTGGGGTTAGGGTTAGGGTTAAAGGACTCGGCAGACACTCGCCGGCCTACTCGCGGGTTACTCGTCGAGTCACCCGACGGCTTACCCGGATTGCCCGAAACACCAGTATCGGCGCGGGTTTTGCGGGCGTTGGTCTTGGCTGCTCCCGCCTTTCCGCCCTGCGCTTGGCGCTCACGGATGCCTTCAACGCGCTGGCGGTAGGCTTCAAGGTCGGGCGACGTGATGCGGCCGTTTTCGACCTCGAAGAACGTCATGACGTAAGGAAGTTCGGCGGCAACTTCGGCAGGATCGAACCCCAGGATGCGGGCAAGAACTTCTGCCGACTCGGGCAAGAACTGATTGACCCAGCACTCCAGGCGCATCGAGTACAGCAGCCCCCGCTGGGCGAGAGTCAGCGTTCGGTACTCAAGCCGGGACATCATGTTGGCTGCGTATTCCTGATAGGCCGGCGCGGTGCGGTTGTGAGCCATTACTGCACCTCCTGCAAAGACGGGGCAGCATCGGCTTTGGGCGCGGCCAGCAGCTCATACACCGCGACGCCCGCATGCACATAGCCTTCGTCGTCGGCCACGGTCACGCGGCCAGTCGTGGGCAGGTTATAGCCCCTCTTCCGCAGCTCATGGACACGAGTCTGACTCTGCATGATGCCGGCGCGGCGGAAGTCCAAGGTGGTCTTGGGGCCGGTGCGCAGCATGTCGAGAATGCGATGGCGCTGGGCCTCGGTGGCCGTGCTAAACTTCGCGCTGTCCGGGCGCTGGCTTTCCTTCTTAGGGGGCTGGCGCTTTTTCATTGCGCCACTCCGCCATTCAGCAAAGCATCAACCGCGCTGGCGGGCCACAACAAAAAGCGGTTAGGCAGCTTGGACGGGCGTAGGCCCATGTAATGCCCATCACGGCACAGGCCGGCGCGGATGGTTTGGGGGCGAACCTTCAATGCGGAGGCAAGTTCCTCCGTGGAAAGGCTGCGGGCGGCGAGCGGCGCGTCGTTACGCCGGGCGGTGGGGGTGATTGCAATTTGCATTTTCGGGAACTCCGTTCGTTGATGACGGAGACCACGATATGCATAGGCATTTCGCCGTGTAATTGCCCCACAGTGCCCCAAAAAAGCATTTATGGTGCACTGTAAATAACGGTCAAAGCATTGAATCTAAGCGGTTTTTATCCCCCGCTTCGGCAACTGATGAACATTGGTGTCACGATTCAATGTTGGAGCAATGTGCGGCAGCGCTCGCTTATAGAAGTCGGTTTTCTGCGCGTAGTTTCGCAGCGCACACAACCCGGCGCGGTGCTTCTCGAAAGTAGTCTTTGCCCGCCTGAATATCGGATCAATCTGAGCGCACAGCCAATGAAATGAACCGTGATCCTGCCAGTCGTCGCCCAGGGGGCCGGGCATGGCGGAGCGGTCGAACTCCTGCCCGGTCTCGGCTGCATAGCTCTCCAGGGCGGCGAGGATCTGATTCAGTCGTGGTCCCGCTTTGGATTTCTTACGGCCCCTTCGCACCGGATCGGCGAGATGTGCCCCCCCCTGCACCAGTGCCACTAGCGGATGGTCTTGCACGGGAGCCCCTTCGCCGCCATCTGACGTAGCGGCGATTAAGATTTCAAGGCTTTTACGGATAACGGCGTATCTACTCTTGGCGGCAATCTGTGCAGGGGTTAGGTCGCTACCGGCTGATTCAATGGCGCGATCCACAGCAGCCATCGCATAGTCGACAGCCTCTCGAAACTCCGTCGTCTCGCAGAACTCACGCAAGGCTGCCTCTGCCTCGCGCAACTGCCTCAGGTTTGATTCTCTCTCGACGCCGACAGACTCACGGCAGGCCAATGACAGCCGGCGTACTTCACTCTCGATGCTGGCGCGATACTTCCATGTCGAGTCGTAAGGTCCGTAGAGGTGGGAGAGCGCGGCGAGGTGTAGGCTTGCGGCATTTTCGGCAGCTAAGACGCCTTGCAGGTACGCCTCTGACGGAGCCGCGTCCCTCTGTTCAAGGGGGGATTGCCGGACACTCCTAACGCTTGTTGCGCCGTCGTACTCGTCCAGCCAGGGGGATGAATTGAGCCAGCTTGCAGGTTGGTCTGCATCGCTCATGGGTGCGATCCTTCGTGCGCCCTTCGATTGGGTGCCGCGCCAGCGGGGCGAAGGTTTCCCCGTTTTCGGTTGGCCGACCTAGGCGCGGCGTTGCTGCTCGGTCAGGCGGCGATGCGTGCCACCGGTGCCCGATCCTTGGCGCGCTGGCTGGCGGCCCACAGGTCGCGCTGCGTCTGCAGGCGTAGCCAGTAGCCGGGCGAAGTGCCGAGGGCTTCATGCAAGCGCAGGTCCATGTCTGCGGTCACGGCAGCATGGCCGTTCAGGATGCGGGAGAGCATCACCCGGCTGATACCGACGTGGGCGGCGAAGGCAGTCACGCTCATATCGAGGTCTTCCAGCCAGCCGGCCAGGATTTCGCCAGGGGTTGAAGGGTCGTGCATGTCCATGATGTCGGGCCTCAGTGGTAATCCAGATAGTCCAGCAGTTCCACGTTTCCGCCATCGAAGCGGAACACAAGCCGCCAGTTGGCTTGCACCGTCATGGCGAGGAAGCCGGCGCGGTCGCCAGACAGGCCATGCAGGCGCCAGGACGGGCGGGCGAGGTCTTCCGAGCCGGCGGCAGCGTTCAGGGCGGTCAGCATTTCCCGCAGGCGCTTGGCGTGAATCGGCTGAATGCCGGCCTGCTTGCCGGTCAGGAAGAAGGCTTCAAGCCCCTTGTGGCGGAACGATAGAATCATAGTCCGTAAATCCTCGCTTTACAATTCGGGCTCACGCCACCACGCGCAGCCCTGCCGCCTGCCCCTCGCCCGGCTGCTCGATGCCGGCCTGCTCCAGAATCCAGCCTTCAATCTTGATGTGCCACAGGGTCAGCAGGTCGAGCGGCCGGCGGCGATAGTGCTTCTCGGCCAAGGCGCTGGGCTTGTGCCCCTGAATCTGCGCCACCACGCCGACGGGCACCTCGCACCACTCCGCCAGGGTGCCGAAGGAGCGGCGCAGGTCATGCAGCGAGAACGGCGGCAGGCCGGCGGCTTCCATCGCTTTGCGCAGTGGTTTGAGGACTTCCACGATACGGCCATCCGCGGCCGCAGGGCTTGAGAACACCCACTCATTCCGGCGCGGCAGAGAGGCCAGCAGCGAGGCGACGAAGGGCGTCAGCGGGATGATGCGGCCCTCTTCCTCCACCTTGTCGGCGATGTGCAGGGACTTCCATTGAAAATCCACGTCAGCCCATTTCAGG